TCCGCATCTAATGCGAATGCTAATTGGTCTCTTAAAGATTGGGCAGTAAAACTCATTATGCTATTTTTCCTTCGGTTACACTTCTTCCTTTTTCATCAATCACGGCAGACTTTAATCTTTGATTAAGTATTCTTTCGTGCTGATCTTGAGCTTTTTTGGCTAGTATTTCAGAAAGCTCTCTTCTCATTTTTTCAGGACTCTGACTTACAGAAACCCCTTCTTGTTTTGCTCTAGCTACAATCTGCATATCAGAAAGCCTAGCTAAAGACCTTTGAGCTTCTACCATTTTGTGAGCCCATGAAGAGTCTACATTCATAGCGTTTTCCATGTTTTCATAAAAGTAAATACCAAATAAGCTATGGCCTCTTAAATACTCAACAACTTGTATAGATTGAACACTTACAGACGACACAGAAACAACTTCCACTTCCTTTCCTCTTCCTGGTCTCTTGTGTCTAATTAATGGCTTAAATTTTATTGGCTCACCAAATGGAGGTAAAACTTCTTGACCTTTTCTTCTGTCACTATGTATAGAATATCTCATAGAAAAAGCAAAGAATGTTATTGGCTTTTCCAACCAATCATCTTCAAGGCCCTCAACATAATCTAAATCTTCATCTAACTCTTCTTTTGCTTTATGAAGTTTTAGTTTGTCAATTTGATTCTTAAACTTGTTTGAAAGTTTCTCTTCCATTTCGTGCATTAGTTTTTGAACTAATGATACAGGCATACTTTCTTCTTGTGTAGGCTCTGGTGCGCTAGTCGCCTCAACTTCTGTTTCTTGAGGAGTAGCGTCTTCTTTTTTGTTTGTTTTTTTTACTGGCATTTGTTTTTTGTTTAAAAAAAGGGGAGGCGAACCTCCCCCTTATGTTTTTAACTATTTATGTTAATTAGATTAAATCTAACCAAGCACAAGCTAGTGGGTTATGAAACTTAATACCCATGTTGCAATCAACATAGACATCAGCATAACGCTTTGGAATACCATCAGCTAAAGCTAAAGTATCTCCTGAACGCTCACCCCATAGTTGAGTTCTCTTGATGTTTTTCATATCAAGAATTGTGATCTTGTTAGCCCAAGATGCTGGGAATGAAGCTGAATCCTCAAATCTCTTGAATGGTACAAGTACGATTCTAGAAGAACCAAGGTTAACCTCTTTCAAGTTCAACAATGCGATTTCATCATTTGGAGCATAGCGAGTTAACTCTTCTTTGTACGCTAGAGATAATTGTCTGTGTACAGTTGGAGTCATGAACGCCATACGAGCTGATCCGTAATCTCCATACTCAGAAGAAAGAACCATATCTTCAAATGCGTCAACTAAAGTAGCTGTAGTTGCAGTTGTGTTAGGAGCACCTGCGTCAACCATAGCAGTGTAAACACCACCTGTAGTTTTAGCAACTGTTCCGTTTGCAGTTACAACCTGTCCTTTTTGACCTGCCCAAAAAGCATTTGATAAGTCAATTCGGTGTTGGTTGAACATTGCATTTCTTTCCATTTCTAGGAAGTTGTCAGTAGTTCCTAAGTTTTTCAACTTGTGAAGCTCAACTTCTGAGTAACGGATAGCTTTGTTAAACAACTGAACGTAGTTGTTACGCTCAATAACTGAAGCACGGAAATACTGAGCAAAACCTTCAGAACCATCATAATCGACAGTTGAAACGTTAGCCAATACATCGTTTACAGCAACTGCTGGTAAAGAATCACCAGAGTAAGGAGCAACAACGATTTGAGATGTAGCAGAAAGAATATCAACAACATTACCTTTTGACCCATCAGGGTAAGAGATGATTGTGTTAGTTGAAATGTTTGCTACAGATGAAACAGTGATTGTCTGCTGTGCAGGAGCAGTAACTCCAGCTGAAATAGCAGTAGCAGTTAAAGGCTCACGCTGATATCCCATTTCTTGATAGAAAAATTCATCAGAGTTCACTTGCTCTGCAGGAACCATGTTCATTAATTTGAGATCCATGAACTGCTGAGGTGCAGCATCAAAGATTGCTCTGTTAGTTAGCTTTTGTACCAACAACGAAATATCGTGTCCATACGTAGCTGCGTACTCAGAACCTACTGAGTTTACATTCTGGTTTGAAAAACCAGCATTAGGTGGATTATACAATGACATATTTGTCTTTTTTTGTGTTTAAAAATTTACTACTAAGCGTAAGGGTCTTTCTTAAACGCAGAACTCAAGTGACTAACAGCGTCTAGGTTCTTTCCTCTCTGTTGATCGGAAGATTTTTGACGCTTCATTTTTTTAGGACTAGAGTCTACTGATTTCAAATTCGCCTTACTTTCACCTTGTCTTTCAGCTTTCTTTTGAGCGGATAGCATCATCTTTTTACCATACATTGCGTAAGCAAGAAGTTCTGCCGCATCATCATTATAAGAGCCATCTGAACTTGTAAATAAATTTTCAACTTTGCCCTCAACCAAGACATTTCGGATTTTAGATATTTCCGACTTACTGAAGTTGGGATAAGCCTTACCTAGATTTTCAACGGAAAGGAGAGCGCTTTGCCTAAAGGATTCATGTTCCTCTTTTTGCTGTCTTACGAAGTCCTCACGTTCTTTTTCTAATGCTTCTTTATCAGAGTTGAACATTCGTTTAGTTGTTCGAGCTAAAAGCCCTATTCTATCTTCGAAGTCTTCGTCATTAAGTTTTTCGTCATTATACTTGTCGACCAACTCGTTGTACTCGTCTTCTAAATAGTGCTGAACAAGGTTCTCTACATCTTGGTCTCTAAACGACCCAGAGAAGTCCAGTCTTTCATTTCCATTAAATGCTTCAATATAGTCCTCACCGTTAGCCCAAAGCTGAACAGCCTGCTTTATCTCAATTGGCATTGATTGAAGGTCTGCAGATAGCGCTTCATATTCCTTAGAAGCTTCTGCTCCTTCTTGAGCTTGATTCCTCCAAGTGTCAACAGAAGAAAAGAATTTAGCAGGGTCTTCTATTCCAAACTTTGAAGAAATCATGTCAATCATTTCATCAGGAACCTCGAAGTCTATTTCAATATTCTTTTGTTTTTTTCTTGATTTAGATATGCCAAAAACATCTTCATCGTCTTCTTCCTCTTCTACACCTTCATCTTCTTCTACATCTTTTTCGATAGTATCGCTTTCTGATGTTTCTTTACTGCCTATCTGCTCTTCTTGCTCTTCTTGCTCTCCAATAGAGGTCATTAGGTCTTTGTACTCCTGAGAGTTTGCAAAATCTGGATCCATTTTAGCCAATGACTCAAGTTGTCTAACTTGGTCTTGCATATCAGATGTCATTTCCTCTGCAGGAGCTACACTTTCTTGCGCTTGGTTTTCAAGTCCTTCTGATGCTAACTCTACTTCTTTTTCGAATTGCTCACTCATATTACTTATTTATTTATTCAAAATTACAAAATTAAACTATTGTCTGTTTTTTAACATGTCTCTTTCTGTCTTAGCTGCTTCTTTTAATGCTATCTTTTCTATTTCGTTAGCATGTTGAACATCTTTTTCTTGCCTCATCTCTTGGTTTTGAGCGTTTTGCTGTTCACCCATCATTTGCATAAGTTGAGCCTCTTGATTAGGCTGATTAGACGCAGCAACGTTTTGAGCTCTATCTGATTGAGATTGAGCCAATGCTTTATCTCTTTGATGTTGTCTAAGTGCTTTCGCAACTAGGTCTGGAGTTGCTCTATCATATAAATTTGAAAAAACCAACTGGTCTATCATTCCTGCCTGAAGCAAGGTGAATAAAAGTTGATTTGCAGAAGCCTTTCCCTTCTCTTCGTTTTCAGATCTCTTTATAAATATTCTATAGTCTTGCATAAGATCATCTATGCTTATAGATATATTCTGAAGACCCTTATCTCCAACCATTATTGCTAATTTTCTTGGATTATCATAGTATATTGATTTACCAACGGTAACCATGTGTTCGCAAGCTTGTTTTAATATAGATGTTAGTGCCCAGTAAAATGGTTCTTGAACTAAAGAACCTCTTTGTATTTGTGCTTCAACAACACCAACAAGTACATCATTACCACCTTGAGTTCCCGTCATTGCTTCATTAACACCTGTTACGTCTTGTATGGACTGTTGAACAGACTGTATAACTTGAAACATAGAAAGGGTTCCTTGACCCATGTTTGTTCCATAGGTGCCTATAGCGTTCTGAACAGAACCAACCCTATCGGTATCTACAAATATAGGCTTAGATGAATTTATATTTCTTATAACATCTGCTTCTGCATCTCTGTCGTCTACAGCAGACTTTGATATAACGCTACCTGTGCCTCTCATATTTGTCATTTGAGATTCAACAACAGAAAGGGTTCTATTTAAAAATCTTTGAGGATCAATAACGTCATCTAGAGGTGTTAGTATTTCTCCTCTATCATAAACCCATGTATAGCATTTGTACGGAAATTTTACATTTGAAGGGTCGTAAAGATTTTTCTCTTGATAAGGCATAACACCAAAATCAAGAACAATGTCTCCAGAGCCTTGACCTATTTCTTCTTCAGGTATAAATATGCAAAACCTCATTATATCGACATAAATGGTCTCTTTTTTCTTACCATTCATTCTTTCTTTATGAGTTTCGTTTGGCGGCTCTATTAAATCTTTATCCGTGTACTTGGATTCAGGATCATTAATCATCGTATAATATGGGTATCCATACTCATCCTCAACCCATCCGTACTGCCTTTTTTCTACGTCTTTCCAGTAAACCTCATATACGGGTATTTTAGAACCAGGTATAGTGTATACATTGTTCACAAACTTATGCATTGAGTTTTGACTGTTTGTGTTAGAGTAGCTCTCTATAGACTCCATTTCTTTTTTTGATAAGTTTTGATACCTCTCAAAAATACTTGGACTATCCATATAGTACCATTCAAACATGTATTCAGAATCAGAAAGATCTGGTTTTTGAGCAGACATGTCCCATCCAAAAAACAAAGGATTTACAGACTCCGCACTATAATTATCATTATCTTCAAAGCCTTTATAGATGCCTAGTCCACATAGAGCCAAGTTTCTAGTTATTTGTACCTTAAGCTCTTCTAGGTTTATTTCTTCAGATATAAAATTTAAAAGATTATTTATATCTTCTTCATAATTTTCAACCCAAGCATTTTGAAACAGTTCTTCTGTTTCTACCTCTGTATCTTCTATAGGTTGCCTTTCTTTTATTATATCTTCAAAAAACGGAAACTGTTTCGATAATTGCTCAAAACCTTTTAACTCTGCTAAGTCTCTTTCTCTTTTGTTTATTACAAAGTCTGAAATGCATGTTGCTTTTGCATCATAAGCTAATCTTATAGCATTACCTACATATTGCTGAACCATTGGCTTGATTACGTTCTTTGTCCATTTAAGCCTATTTCTAACATCACCGGACTCATCTAAAAAGAAAGATTCTACATCCTCATCAAATATCCATTGACCATCGCCACCTTTAAAGAAAGACCAGTTTACTAAGCACCTGTTTATATATCTTCTATATACATAGTTGTCCATTGTAGACAAACAAAACTTAGCATAGTCACTATGGTATTTCTTGTCTTTTTTTGATTGTAGCTTATTAGGTCTTATCCTATTTGTGCTGAACATGTAACTCATAGTATGTCGTTAATTTTTACAAGAACCTCTTTCTTAGTCTTTTTCTCAATAGTTTTAGCGCCATAAGAAGTCTCTAACGTTTTAACCATATCAGGAAGTTCAGAATGAATCTTAACAACCAAGTCGGTATATTTCTTTTTCTCATCTATGTCCATTGTTGCAAGAGTAGTATTGTCTACAATAATCATATCATTAAGCACTTCAAACATGTATTGACTCATAAGTTTTGCTCTCAGCCTGTACTCAGGATTGAACAACTCCATTTTTCTTATACCATTAACAAGGTGTTCTGGCATTTCACCATTTAATACACCTTGAAGATCTTTTCTTGAGCTGTAACTTTTTCCGTATACTAACTCTAAAGCTTTTATAAGTCTTTTTGCTTTATCTAGTTTATATATTGGGCTTGTTCTATTGCCTAAAAACCAACAAAGTCTTACTTCTTTTACTTTTAACGACTTAAACTCTTCTACTTCAGCTAGTTCGGGGTACTCTATTCTTAAGTCTCCATCCCTGTCTAAACCGAAAAGAACAATATCAACTTCTTTTCTTGCCATAAAATTAATAAAAAAATAGGGTAGAGGATTTTACCCCTACCCTACAAATATAATTAAAAATTAATTACAGTGCTGGACACCCTAGGTAGTCGGCAACAGGAGTGTGAGTTCCATCAAGGAAATCAGTAATCGCTGTTACAGCAGCTCCAGTACCTCCAGCATCTTGCTTTAGGTAAACTAAAGAGATAGCAGGAAGAACAGCTTGAAGACCGCTAATAGCATTGCTTCGAGTGAATTTTCTGTGTTTGATAATGAATCTATCATAACCAGCAGCATCAGCAACAGCAGCACTAATTCCGTAAGCCAAAACTTCAGCTTCAGTTCCAACAGGTGCAACAAATGCAGCATTGTCAGCCTTAGTGGCTCCAGCAGGTGCAGTAATTTCTAATGCTCCAGCGTCAGCAGATAAAGCAGTAATTCGAACTACATCTCCAGCTTCAGCAGAAGCAGTAAAGTAAGCTCCTGGATCAGCAGCGATAGCAGCAACAAATGCAGCTTGAATTTCACCAACAGTAGCTGTAACGTCAGAAGAGATGTTGTAAGTACGAGTTTGATAAATCGCACCAGTCTCACGACCACCACCAAAGAAATTCTTTACGTTTGGAGCAGAAACAGTAAGAGAATAAACTCTATTGTTAACTACTGTAATACCTGTAAGGTCTACATCTACAGAGTGAGGAGTACCAGCTGTAAAATCAGTCTGATCAAACGCGATTAAATCACATGCTCGAACAACTAAAGAAGCATTTTCGTCTTCATCTTTAATAGTAATTGTACCTGCGTCTAGATCGTAATCTGTACCAGCAGGTGTGTTTAGAACAGTAACAGTATCTACGCTACCGATTCTAGGAAATTGATAATTAAAAGCCATTTTAAAAATGTATTATACACGGACATAAGTCGGTGTTGGTTTGTAAAAAACCATGCACAGTGCATAGCGTTACAAATATATATGTTTTTTAAATGCAAAATTTTAAGGAAAACACACTTTGTTAATAACTTTTTTAGAGAAAACTTTTTTTTCTTTTCTTTTCTTCTTTTTTCTTTTTCTTTCTTTTGGTTCTTTTCTTTCTTTTTCTTTTTTCTTGTTTTCTTTTGTTTTTTTTAAAAAATGCACTATATTTGCTTCAACATTAGAGTTGGTTGGTCGTTGGCTTTTTTATTTTACTTTGAACCCCCTTGTATTCTCTATCCAGTCCAACCATACAATTATACCTGGGGGTTTTTTTAAAAATTATGTATGGAATTATGGACAGTTTTAGAGTTGTGTGTGTTAATGATAATGCTAAACCAGATGGTTTTATTGGAGAGTGGATTAAGAAAAATGAAATCTACACAGTTGTTGACGCAAAGAACCTAGCAAGACAAAGAATGACCCTTGGGTATAAACTTGCCGAAGTGAATATAGCTGAAGGATCTAAGTTTCAATATTTTCTTTCTAATAGATTTAGACCTTTATCCGATGAAGATGAAATGATGGAAAAAGCATTAGAAGATTTAATGAAAGAGGTAGAGGAGGTTGATTTAATATGATTGATTCATCTATATTAAAAGAGCTAGACAAGTTTAGAGATATAATATTTAGAGAACGATCTCACACTTACTTTTACAGAGAAAAAGAGTGTACTTCGGTTACTTCTATTGTTGGACAGTATCAAAAACCTTTTGAGTCAGAACTAATAGCAACTAGGTATGCTAAAAAGCATAACATACCCGTAATTCAAGTGTTAAAAGACTGGGAGGATAAAAGGGATTCCGCTGCATTTAAAGGTACACATGTACATGCTTATGCTGAATACTTATTTCAAAACAAATTATACGAAGACCCTCAGTTGTCTGAGATAAATCCCAATCTTTTAAGTTTTGTAGATAATTTTTTTAATGACACTAAAGGAAAGTTAATACTTGCTAAAGCAGAATTAGTTGTTGGAGATTATGAGTCAGGAATATGTGGAATGGTAGATAAGCTTTTCTATAATGAAACTTCTAATGAGTATCAAATATGGGACTATAAGACTAATAAAGAGATAAAAGACCATAGTCCTTATGGTAATAAGTTAATAAACGGATTAGACCACTTAGATGATTGTGAAATGACAAAATTTAGCCTTCAACTAGGTATATACAAACACATAATAGAGAAAAACACTAAAATAAGTGTAGGAAATTGTTATATTTGTTGGTTAAACACTGATAAGAATGAAAATTATGTTACCATTCCTGTTTGGGATTTAGGAGCGGAAGTAAATTTTATCATGAAAGAATGGGAAAATAGAATAATGTAAATTGAGTACATCTTCGTCATACTCTAGTAATAAACTTTCACAAGTAATAGGAGACGAAACTCAACATTTTATCACAAAATCTTATATAACACCAATATTTGAATCCACTAGATACGTTACAGAGTATCATCTTTATTGGTACAACTCTAATAAAAACTCATTTGAAGATGGACACGGATACACTAGGATGTCATATAAGAAAATGAATAAAAAAGAAATGAAACATTTCTATTCCATAGAAGAAGAATACGAACTAGTTAAAGAAAACGAACACGGATGTATTTGGGAAAATAAAAAACTAGGATTTGATAAATCAAAAGTTATACTTTCTCAATTTCAAATAGATTGGTCTACTTTATAACGTCTATCGGGGATTTAGATTCCATTTTATACTATTGTTAAAGTTGTTCCATTTGGAATTGTTAGTGTCGCATCAGGGCATAAAGTTAACGGTCCAGTATACTCTACAGTTGCATTTTCAGGCAAAAGTATATTACCTTCTAAACAGCTAGTTATTCTAAATCCATTTACATATATTGATGCACCTTCGATAGCTTGAATGAGATACCTAATGTCAAAGAACATATTATTCTCATTGCTATTTGAGTTTACTTGAGGCTTAAAATTTGATTTTTGTATATATGCCATTTTATGCTTTTAATTTTTCTACTTCTGCAGAAAGCTCTTGGATTGCCTTCACCAATATAGGTAGAAGCCTTGCTGGAGCTGCGTGCATTGTGTCTGATACAACGCCCTCCTTGACAAGTTTTAATTCTTCAGACAAATTATATTTTTCTTGAACCATCTTTAAATCTTGTGCAATAAATCCACAATCTTTAGACCCGTTTCTTTCAAAGTTTTCATCTCTATGATTCCAAACAAATTCAACAGGCTTTAAATCTTTAACTAGATTTAGTCCAGCAGAAATAACTTTAATATCTTTTTTATCCCTTTTATCAGACAAAAATTGTATAGTTGTAGCACTACAAAACAAATCTGTAGTATTTACATCTCCAAGTATTATCTGATTATTTATCGGGTCTGAGATATCTAAAGAGTTTGTTCCAATTAAGATATTATTACTTCCTGTTTTAAGGCTTCCTGCAATAGTATTAGCTCCAGTTCCTGCTTGGAACCCAATTAAAACATTATTTGAACCAGTATTTAATAAATATCCAGCTTTTCTTCCTACGACTGTATTATACTGTCCTGAGGCTATAGCTGCGCTAAGTGTTCCTGCGCCCCATGCTTCTGAACCTACAACAGTATTTCCATCTCCAGTTACGCCAGACGCAGCTTGAAGACCTACTGATGTGTTCCAATCGCCATGTAGGCTAGGATTATTACCATCCCCTTGAAGGGCTCTACATCCGATAGCTGTATTTCCTACACCTTCATTATTTTTGTGAGCGTTTGCACCTACTGCAAGAGTTTGTGTATTTGAAGAAATAGTGCTTTCTGTGCCAATTGCAATTGAGTCAGACCCAAAACCTGTTCCTTGTATTTTAATCTCTACATTGTTTACCTTAGTGTCTTGCACGTTTGAAGCGTCTCCACCAAATATTTCGTTATCTCCTACATATAAAGGCATATCTTTTTTTTAAAGTTTTATATCACAAATATATGCAATATTCTAATTGATAATTTTTAGGATTTTTCCTGTTTTTGAATCGACCCTTGCAAGTTTCATCCTGTAATTAGTTTCCTTAGATTGAATATATCTAGTTACAACCTTGTTGTCTCCTTGTGCTGTTTTTATGTTTTCAGGTTCATACCTTGAGTGTGATTGTGCATTTATATACGCAAATGTAACTGCAAATATAGCATCATCATAATCATATCTAGTGTCTGCCGCTTGGTATCTTGTCTGCCTATGACTCGTGGAACTTCTTAGGTCTTTTTCTACAAAAGTTTTTAATTGTTCCCATATCCAAGGCACGTCTATACTCTCAGCGTAAGTATCCAGCATTTCCTCGGTTTTAGCTATAATCCTAGGAGCTGTGTTAGCTTTATTAGATATGCCAAACCATTTTCCAGAATGTGTTTGAAGATATTCTGGTAATTGAGCCATAGCGGTAAATTTATTTCTAAACCCATGTATTTCTTGAAAGTCAAGGTGCATGTCTCCGATATTATTTTCTATAAGCTCTTTTACGCCTCCTCTTTTTTGCTGATCGTAATAAAGACTTTGGAGAAGCACTTGCAAGTAAGTTTGTTTAAATTTTCTATCTCTATGAAAAACAACTGAAGACACTGAGTTTGTATATGCATCCCATATAGCACTACACATTTTAGAGTGACCTGTTTCTGAATTAATAGGGTCAGTTCCTTGGTACCATCTGTTTTTCCAAACCTCTCCATTTGGAGGGTGATGCACAATAACTGCAGATGTGTTTATGTCTTCTCTACCTTTTGTAGGTATCCATTCTGCACCAACAATTCTATGCGTGGTTAACAAGTCTGCTGTTGGTTGAGACATATCCAGTATTGGGTCAAAGTACCCATATTCAATAGGCACATCTTTACCATATATATCGTTAAGCCTTTGATTGCATAAGCTTATAGGGACTAAAGTTCTTGATTTGCGCAAGAACATATCGTCTACAGTTATGGGATAGTGTTGATGAAACTGAACCTTTGCTATCTCACCTTTTTTTGTTCCTTCTAGCGCTAGGTATGCTTTTCTTTCATTGTTGATGTGAGCATCTGTGACGCCTCTTCTAGCATAAGCATTAAAGAATAAAGGTATAATACCGTACTCATAATTACCTTCTTTCCATTGTTTTAAGCACATCTTAAACTCAGACTCAAATACCGAACCACCTTTATCCATTTCACCGCCAGTACCCCAAGCCATAAACTGTTGTTGCATGGTCATTTTACCCGTGTCAGGATTATACTTAAACAATGCAGGCCTTCCTTCTCGCATCATCTCTCCAAAGATATCAAACAAACCTATCTCGTCTACGAATACTGCAGATGGAGAACCACCGTTTATTGCGTCTACTTGTGGGCTGTCTACCTGGAACCTTGAAGCTCCACCCTCGTCACGACCTTTCTTTTGACCTTTCTTGTCAAATGACATGACCTTATCTGTCCAGTTTTTTACCTCTTGAGCTATGTGATCAGGAATCTTTGTGTATGTCCACTTAACCTTGTCTCGGAATATCTCTATACCTTTTGATTCAGAGTGTGTAACAAACTTTATAAAATAAGACTTGTTTAGGTTTACTCTTTTCATTCCCGCCAAACACATTGTTGTTGTAAAACCAATCTGACGAGCCTTACCTATCATAAACGAATACCCGCAGTCAAATAAGAATAACAAAACTTTTTGAGCATCCCATGCTGAGTATTTTAACATACCCCCTTCGGATTTATCTTCTTTTATAAATCCATATTTGTTACAAAAATATAATGTATTGTCTTTGCATCTTTGAATCTCTTCAACGAGCCAATCATATTGATCTTCTTCGTTGTCAAAATCCATGATGGTAGATTTATCTTTTAGCCATTTATCGGCTTGGTCGCAGTAAAGACTAAAGGGTCTGAATTCTTTTTTATTCTGCCACCCAGAGTTAATACTGTCTATCCAATCTACAAATGATTTTGGATACTCAAATTCTTCATGTGATGGCTTCCACGCCTCCGTGGGTATATGACCCTTAATCATACTGTCTTTATCAGTATGAATCATATTTTATTCCTTATTTTTTTTCTTTTGGCTAGTCACTATTGGAGTATTCATTGCATTTTGAAATTTTTTAAATTGCTTTATGAACGCACTACCTGCCTGTTTAAGATTTACACTTGATATAGTTCCTGGCATTGGGTCTGAATTCTTTTTTTTTCCATCTCCAGGCCCATTAACCTTTTGTTGTTTTCCCATGATTTAATATTTATCGCATGAGCACTTGCCCTTGCATTTTTTACATTTCTTTGATTTTCCTGCCATTTCTTTTCCGACAAGAATAGCCATCATTGCTTTTCCTCTCTTTTTCATTACGACTTCTTTTTCTTTTTTGCTTTAGCAGCTTTTGCTTTAGCAGCTTCAAGAATTGCCATGAACTTTTCTTTCTTGCTCATTTTCTTGTCAGTTTTTTTCTTAGGTGACATTTTTAAATTGTTCATTTTGTTTTTTCCGTACATTGCCATAATTTCTATTTATTTTTTGATTTATATATTATCCATCACAAACAACTCCAGAGCAGGTAAATCCGCCACCTTCACCAGCATTAGATCGTTTAGCTTTTCTTTCTGCTCTTTTTTGTTTCCGGCTTGCAAAGTAATTACTTATATCCTTTTTTCTGTTCCTCTGCCTGTCCTTTCTTTCATCATACCTTTTATATCCAGCCTTTGTTTTAAAGAGTGGCCCACCACCGCTATTTCTTCTTTCTAACTTTTTCTTGTTTCTTTTAATAGACCTACGAACATGTCCAGCGTATGCTTTACTTCTATAAAATTTATCTACAAGACTTGTCTTTTGTTCTCCCTCTCCTTTCTTTTTCTTTTCTTCAGGATCAGGGTTTAATACATTTTTTATTTTTTCTCCCGCTTTCATAAAGCAAATATAAATGTTTTTATTATATCAATCTTTGAGAGTCTACCCATTTCTTTATAACATCTTCTCCATTAGTCCTTCCCCTTTCTATTCCAAGAGTCATTATTCTACCACCTACAGGTTTTACGGGAGCTCCTCTTTCTACATGCCACCCTTTTGACCCATCTCCATACTCTTCCTTGTATGTACCCGTAATCATTGAGTGAATGTATTTATGCTGAACCCTATATCCTATTTTAGGACTTTGGTCTAAATCTTCTCTTACATCATTTCTCGCAGAGTTTTCGTGTATATGACCCATAGTAAAGACATCGCAACCCTCGTACATTTCTAACGCTCTAGTTAAATTAAGAGCCCCCTTGGTTACAACACCTCCACCACCTGATCCGTGAAAGTATTTTATTTTAAACGGAAACAAGTTTTTATAGTATTCTCTTTTGACTATGAGCCAGCCACCGTAGCCGCCTGTTTGGACATTTGATTTACATTCGTAATTCAATATATCAACAAACCTCTGCAAGATGTCAGTCTCCTGCCACTTGATGATAGCCGTTTCATGATTCCCGTACCCAAGTACGGTCAATATGTCGGCATAGGGTTTGAAGAACTCTACTGCCGTTTCTATAATAGAGTCTAGGTATTTAGCGTTATTATGTTCTGGGCGGATATCGCTTTTATTGGCACGCCTATCTCCCTTACCTTGCATTAAGCAGAAGAAGTCTCCGTTAACCATAACGGGTATGCTATGGGTTTTACAGTAGTCTAGGTGTTTCTTAAGTAGTGTCCAATCGCATTTAGGGTTGTCCCAGTGTATATCTGATAGCATAGCTACCCTTTTTTGATCTGTGTCTAAAATTAATTCGTGAACATTGGCTCCATGTTTAATCAAGTTCATGTTTTTGTTGTTTAATAATGTTTAGTGAGCTATCCCTCTTTGGGAGTTTGTCATATTCCTTTGTTGAGTAAAAAACTTTCTTAACTGTACCCTTGTAGAAATATACAGGGTTAACCATATAGGTTCTTCTTTTCTTTTCCTCATAGTATCTTATAGCATCTACACCGCAAAGCTCTTTTATAGCGCCCATAACAAATCTCATATTCATGCCCGTACATTGCTGTATATCTCTAAGGCTGTAATTTTTAAGTATGTTGCCGTATGTCATTTGCTGCGTAAAGAATCTAAGTATCCTATTTGATGATGGCTTTATATCATTTAGCATATCTATAGACTCTACGAAGGTAATCATATATCTAGCTTTTCTTTTTTTAAGCAATTGAAGTATGATGGCATCTGTCTCGTCTGAATACCCCTGGGCAATTTCTATATACTTACCCTCATCGTTTTTGTAATATAGATTTCTGTCTGCTTTCTTTCTAGACATGATCCTGTCAGCCTCTAAAAGTATGAGGTCGTATACAATACTATTTTTTTCTTCTGTCATTTATTATCTTTTCTACGTTCATTTTAATTTTCTTGAGATGCGATATGCTCTCTTTGTGTTTGGTATGCTCGTAGTAGATTAGTCCATTGATAGCCCTAGCGAATTCAACAACACTCATGTTGCTTTTCATTTTATTGCAGTCGCCACAGCATGGTACTTTATTAGAGTTGCTTAACTTGCCGCCCCTTGACTTAGGGAACAGATGGTCTACGGTTCTGCTGTATTCATCTAGCTTGGTCTTACAATAAGCACATACACTTAAATCTACGCCTTTTTTAGATAGCATAAGCAAATATACAAAAAACAAATGACTTTGTTACCACTTTTATAGAACAACTTGTTACCACTTAGTACACGAGCCAAACCCTTATAGAATCTAGAAAGTTGTAAAAAACCCCTATATAGATTTATCCCTATGTAGTTAGAAGAAGAATAATCATTGTAGTTGAACAGATCATTAAGACGATTGCAAATCTGTCGTATGAGGATGTTAACGGTAACGGTGGGACTCTTTATACCCTCCCGTGTATTAAAACCTCTTAAATCGTCTCTAAAGTGCCTTTATGGAGATTGTGTGAAAAAAGTATATGTAGATTTTGAGGTCTTTTACAAAAAAAATATACCCCTGCCAGATCTGTGGGAAAAGTGAAATCGTTATTGCCACTCAGTTGCATTAGTGTAACTATCTTTATTGCCACTCGGTTGCATTAGACTTAGTGTCATTTATACACTAACCCTTAGTGTCATTGTGACACTTTCCAGGCTTTGTTCCCTTACAAAATATTTTTGATATATGCAAGCTTTTTAACATTTTTAACAAAATGATCGATTTCTATGATTTGACGTAATACT